CGTCGCAAACAAGCCAACACCACCCCACAAGAGGAGGATACCCGATGATAGACAATATAGACCGGCTCCTCACACAGCTAGCCAACCACGACAACGCCATCGACACCATTAATGATGATCTAGCCAACGGAACCGTACGGCGCACACGCATCTCCGAATGGACCTTACCGAACGGGGAAACAGGCCGATCCGTACAAAAAATCATCGACCACCAACCCGCAACAGACCCGTATCCTGTAGATGAACTCGTAGCTAAGCTAGCCGACTGGCAGCCACCCACAACAGACAACACCACAACAGACAGTAAAACCGCATTCGTCATCGGGGCAGGCGACTTCCAAATAGGCAAAGGCATCCCCGGCGGAGAAACCAGCCGATTCGCCGACGACTATTTGCGCTCCCTCACCGCTGCAAAACACTACTGGCAACAGGCAGGCAACCCCGAACGAGTCCACATCGCATTCCTCGGCGACATGATCGAAGGATACGTGTCACAAGGCGGCTCTAATGCGTGGCGCACACAAACACCCTTGACGGAACAAATCAGGCTCACCCGCATGGCCATGATGCAACTCGTCCACATATTCGACCACTGCGCCAACGTCACCGTAACCTCCATCCCCGGCAACCACGGTGAAGCAGTACGCTTCGGCAAAGGAGTCACCACCTACGATGACTCCTTCGACGTGGACTGCTGCCGCGCCATCGCAGAAGCCTACCAGCTCACCAACCAGTATCCCAACATCCACTTCCACTTCCCTGAGCGGGACGAAATGACCACCACCGTCGACGTGGCCGGCACACAAATCCTACACGCCCACGGACACCAATGGCGCAACAACCAACACTACGAATGGTGGCGCGGCCAAGAATTCCACAACGGCACCACATCCCATATACTCATGGCCGGGCACCGGCACCACCTAGAAATCTCTGAGCAAGGACAACGCACCTTCATCCAATGCCCATCCATGGAAGGAGAATCCGTCTGGTACCGGCACCGCACAGGCACCACCGGCAACCCCGGACTAGTGTGCTACACTATAAACAACAAAACACCAAACAACTATCAGATAGCGAGATGAAATAGTGCCATGAGCAGACGACCAACAAAAGCCGACCTGGCCACCACAGCATCGTGGGGATGGGCCACAAACCATCATCTCCGCACACTCAACCGGGCATGCACCAAAACAGCCGGACACTACCCCGCAATCAGTGCAGACGACCTGTACCAAGACTCCCTACTATATATTGCGGTGCGGGAACAATACCACAACCTAGACAACAAACACTATACCAAAATGTGTTACAGGGTAGCCAAACGGCTAGCCAACAAAACCATACAACACCTAGACCAGCCGAAACCTTTATCCGATATTATTCATCTAGCCGACAACCAAACCAGCATCTAAAGGACAACCCTCATGGTTACTACCATCCTCGACGACGGAACCCAAACCACCAGGCTACAAACCGTAGGCACCACCACCACAGCAATCATCACCAACACCGAAACACCCGAAACAATCACCGCCAAATACACCATCGCAAAAGACGGCACAGCCACCTACAGCATCAGCGGAAACACCTACCTCGGCGACCACCAACACATCATCAAACTCATGTACGACTACTGCCACTGTGTGGGACGATTCGACACCACCAACACCAGCAACCCAGACAACCTCGACAACCTATTCCGGGGATGACCAGTGAACCAAACCTACACCACAGCCGACATCATCCAAGCCGCCCAATGGATCTGGAACGGCGGCCCATGGAAACCGAGTGTCGAACCGGGCATGCCACCCCCACCAACCGCGCCACAACACCACGGCAACAACATTGTAGCCATGATCGATCTACAACTGGCCATCGACGACTACACCCTCACATGTGAACCATCCAAACAGCGGAAACGGCTAGCACGGCTTGCCGCATTCAGGGAAGTCTACGGGTATGATCAAACCTATTCGGTGGCAGCCCAACGATTGGGTGTGACACGGCAGACGGTGAAACAGTGGGCCGACCAGTGCCTGATCACACTCACCCAGTACACCAACACCACCAGCTACACCGGGGAAGAAGAATAGAAACGATGCCCAGTAACAGACACCGAACAGTCACAGCCCTCAAAACCGCGGCCCGCCGCATCATACAGCAGCAGCCACGAAACATGACAGAACTCGCAAACATCACCTGCAACATCAGCAGCGAATATCTGGTTCCCATCAACCTCGACAACATCAGCCTCAACGCCAACGGTGTCAGCCTAGACGACATCGATGTGGACGCAGACACCAGGGATGAATGCCAAGAAATCCTGTGGGACTGCAACCTTGCAGAACATCCGGACAACCGGCAACCGGAGGCTAGCCAGGCCGCCCTAGACGAGCTGGAATGCATCACCAACCAGGCCCTAACACTACAAATCATGGCAGACAACATTCTGGAAGCCATCTACAATCACCGCGACAACTATCCAGGCATAGCAAAACAAAACATTGTCGACCAGGCTGAAGACACCCTCGCCGAGTGTGCACTCCTACAACAGACACTCGAAGACACCCTAGACGACAACCTGTAAAACCCCTGTAGACACAAAAATAGTGCCCCAGCAGCAACCACCACACGATCGTGGCAGCACCGCTGGGGCACACACATATATTCACTTATGCAACAGTAGACTCTACCGTGCCAACTTCCGACTCAGCAGCACGCCTCGGCACATAGCCTCCAGCATCGGCATCGTCGATAGGCTCTATCATGCCAGGATCCGTTTCGTCAACCATGTGAGACTCCACTATTCCAGGATCATCCGGTGGAACAAGCCCAGCATCCACAACAGGCGTCGTTTTCGGTTTACCGGCAACAAACGACGGGTTACCAAACGAGGTAGCAATCGACAGCACCGCAGCAACCCCGGCCGTAATCAGGGCAGACTCCCACGGCAAACCGCGAAACGACTCCGCAGTATAAGTGACACCCGCAGTAACCCCAAGCACAGCCACAAACGTTTGAATAAAAGTTTTCAGGGCACGCTCAAACAAGCCCAACCAAAACTGTTTACCCATCACACATCACCATCACTTTTTTAAATCGTTGACAGCAGACTCGAGCCTACTGATGCGGCTACGACACTCCAGCACGTAATACCAGACACTCCACAAAGCGTCTTTGGTGCGCCACAGCTTCCCCGTCACCGGATTCTTCACCCACGACAACGCCTCGACACGCTTACGCAAGTCACCATTCTGAACCTGAACCACACCAACATCATGGTGCAGCTTATTCACCGAACCAGTAAGCTGAGCAGACAATTGTTTAATCTGATCATGCAAGGCTTTCACATCAGCCACAGTTAACTCCTCATTATCCCCACTGCCGCCGTTGACGACGGCCATAAATTTGTCCCACGGAAACCACGGCCCAGGATCGTCATGATCCGACTGATGCCACGCATCCGTAACATCCACATGCCCGCAAACACCACGTTTACCGGCCTTCAAATCGGCAGCCGACAGTTTCCTTTTCGGAACACCATGCTTGTCACACAACTGCCGGCACAGCACCGCGGCACGCTCCACGGCAGGCCACACGCGAGGATCAAGCCACTGCTCCCGAGTGTAAGCATGCCCCGGTATCCGAAACGAGGCGTGCGAACCCCCATCAGCGCAAATCTCTATACCCAAACTATGCGGATTCGGCGGGGCATGCCAGCCAATAGTTCCTTCTGACAGGCACTGCACCGTCTCCCCAATATCGCAAACATAATGCGCCGAACCACCAGACGATGGGGAAGCGAAATAGTTTGCCGTGGACACCGCCCGCCCTTTACGTGAGGCGGACGGAAACCCCACATCCGGGCACGTCGCATGAATCACAACACGGTTCACCGGACTATTCGAGCCAGCAGAATGGTGCGCCGCAGGAATGTATCTCACAACACGCCACCCCCAAACACGACCAACATTAGTAACACCCTTCCCTTTTCTTGTTCTATTTGCGGGATGATACGGTAACCACAGGTGATGGTTTCACATCCTGGCAGGCCGCAGAACCCGCTATGGTAGAGGCCGTACCGTCACTATATTTCACAACCAGGCGGCCCCCGGAACAGTACACCGATATCACCGAACGCCCATCACGGCCATCAGCGCCATCCTTACCGTCTTTACCGTCGGATCCGTTCACACCTGCGGGGCCACGCTCACCACGCTCCCCCTGTGCGCCTTGCGGGCCGGCAGGACCCGAAGGGCCCACCTCGCCGCGCTCACCGGCCGAACCATCACGACCATCCTTGCCATCAGCGCCGTTCACACCGTCCACGCCTGCACGGCCCGAAACACCATCACGGCCATCCGAACCGTTAGCGCCGGGCAGCCCGTCAGGACCCTTCACACCATTCAAACCCGGGGAACCCTGCGGACCAACAGGGCCAACCAGCCCAGCAGGACCATTGCTACCATCCCGGCCATCAACACCAGCGGGGCCTTGCGGGCCGCGCTCACCAGCCGGGCCAGGAACACCCTGCACGCTACGCTCAACACGCTGAGCATCCACACACAAGCCAGACTGGTGAAGCCGCGCAGACTCCACGCCACCCTGGGTACACACCTGCTTCACACGGCTGGCTAAACCTTTAGCGGCTGTACCATTAGACTGGGCTTTAGCCTGCTCCGAATCCCGCTCAGAGGATACAGCCCCGAAACGCAAAGCACCCCCGGCAACCACCGCCAACAACACAAGCGACAAAAACAGCAACACCAGTGAAGCCTTCTCAAAATTGCGGCGCTGCCGCTTCTCCTCCTCCAACTCCCTCAACCCTACTCACCTCCACCATCAACAGTATCCTTCAAAAACTCGGGCAAATCAGGAAGATGCATCGGCTCCACATCATCAGGAAGCCCGGCGTTAAACCTTCGCACCTCGCGCCGCACACCCCACGTATACTCTTCCATCGCATCCACCTGCGCAGACAGCCTGCGCAAACGCCTCCGAGATTTAGATGTGACCGCCTGAACAGAACCCAAAACCGTGGCCAACGCGGTACAAATAGAGGCCACCAGTGCAGGAGTAAACCACGACACCACAGCCCCCCAACATCACACCATCCGCCACAACACCTGTACA